ACATCCAGGGCGTGAGAACTTCAGGAACAGCCAATATCGCCTTTGGCGAAATTCACGCAATCCGTTACAAGGGGAAGATGGGACCGCTTGCTCTGAGTTCCACTACTTCCGCTCGTACAACCGTTGTCGGGTCATAAATAAAGCCGGTCCCTAAATGGATACTCGGAGCGGTCTTATCCGGGCCGCTTCGGGGCAGCCACCGGATAAAGGAGAAATAAAAAATGTCAGACGAATCGTATCAACCAAAGGTTTACCGGAAACAAGGCGGCGATGAGCTTGTGGTCGCTTCCGGAGGCAAGATCACTATTGAATCGGGCGGGGAAATTGACCTGGAAAGCCTTACCAACGGCGCTCCCGGTGCTGGCATTTCCGGCGGAACTGGAACCGTTTTCAAATCAAGTGTTGTTCGCATCGGGGATATTATCAAGACTTCGATCCTGATTGACCTTACCGGGTTGGCTTCATCGACAACAGATCTTGACATTATCGGCCAGGGTACAGGCCCAGCCTATCTCGGACAGATCACGGCTGCGAAGAACGGGACTATATTGACAGGAAGAATGACTTGCCTTGAAGCCCCAGCGGGCGGAGTTGCAGACATCGACTTGTATTCAGCGACAGAGGCAACGGGTGTTTTTGATGGCGCAATAGGCGACCTTGCCGAAACCGCACTTGTAACATCCGGCGGAGCATGGACGCTCGGCACAATGAAGGGATTTAGCGCGATCCCTGCGGCCAACAAATATTTATATTTGACCGGCGGTGCGGGTGGAACAGCGGCGTCTTACACGGCGGGCAAGTTCCTAATAGAGCTTGAAGGATACGAAGCATAATCAAACCTAATCACCCAACGGCGCGGGCGGAGCCATCTTCTCCCTCTCCCCCGCGCCTCCCCTTACGAGGTCCATCATGAAAAAAATATTATCCGCAATTATTATAACATTCTTCCTTGCTTTCCCCTCTTTGGGCCTCACTGCTGGATCTTCCGTCACACAAACCGGGACCGGATACGGATTTTCGGGAAGGCTGTTAAATCGAAGCGGTTTCACTAATTCGGCAAAATATACCGTCCTTTTGACTTCCGACGATGCTACGGGAGCCGTTACGGGCGCGCTCATTATGGATGACATTATGGGCCTCTGGATAACAAAGGTTAGATGCTATCCCGATGGAACTGACACTCCGACAGCCCTTTATGATTTGACGATTACAGACAACGGGCTAGATGTTATGGGCGGTAACTTGGCCGATAGGACAGAAGCGACCACGGGAGATCAGGCACTTCCAAAAATCGGAGATTCGGAGGGTCCAACCCAAATAACTGGTGATTTGACAATTAGCGGTGAGCATATGGGAAATAGTAAAAAAGTAACAGTAGTAATCGATCTTACTTGGTAGCCCCCATGAAACGACGATTCCTTCTAACCATACTCCTCCTCCTTGCTCTTACCGGGAAGGGGTGGGGGGCGACCATCTACGTCAAAGATTCCCCTAACTATTCAGGGACAAAGGTCTGCTATAAATCCGGCGGTTGGGCTGATGCGACATGCTCAGATGGTATAGATAATACAACATTAACTGCTGCTCATACAGCAGCCGGTACAGGAGGAGAATTAGTTATATCTTCCGGTACTTATGTTAGTACGCAGTTTGGTAGTAGTAGCGTTTTCTTCAGCGGTGCTGCAAACGTAACGACTCGGCCCGCCAACTCTTCCGACCTGCTTGATAATGGAGTTAGCAGAGCCGGAACGGTAACGCTAAACGGAAACAATGAATCTCATTATGTTATTCGCGTAGCCCATACTTGTACTTTCAATGATTTAACCATATCAATGCCAGGATCTGGATATAATGCGGTATTGATTCAAACAGGAATCAACCCCGTTTTTAACAGAATAAAATTTGTAAGGGGAAATGGTGCTGGTTCTGCTATTGGCGATGTAAATATCACAACTCCAACAACATCAACATGGAATAATATCATTACAGATGGCATAGCATCTTTGGGTGGCACTTCGTCACAACATTTGCCAGTGTTCAATTATTGTAAATTTATAAATCACAGCAGCTACACGATTTGGAATCAGTCTGCAATATTCAATAATTGCATCGTTGCATTTTCAGCGCAAACCTTCTTACGCACTACGGTAAATACTAGCGGAGTTGTCACGTTTAATAATCCTATTTTTTATGCCAATTCCCTAACGGAAGGATCGGGAGCATATGTTTTAGATAATAGTTATACCTCTACATGGACAGTTAATAATGGATTGCTTACAAGTGGGAGCATGGGAACAAATCCAGATACATATGGATATAGAGGGGTGACGTTTAACAACGCGATACGCAATCAAGACCCCCGGTTTAAGAGCAATCGTTATCCGGCGGTACTGTCGTTTGCGTCAGATGACAGTACTAATATAGATTGGTATTATAATACAATAGCTCCTGCTTTGGAAACTCATGGATTTAAGGGCACATTCGCAGCATGGTCAAACAATTTAACGGCAGACAATATTACAAAATTATTGTCATTGGAGGCTCGCGGTCATGAAATAGCGTTGCACGGTATCGGACATATAGTAGCCGCCGATGTTTATCCGACGTTTACGATCCTTCAAACGGGGTATACCTGTGGGAACGATACGACAACACTGTCCTGTACAGACGGTAGTACGACAGACAATTATACATTGGCCTCATATACATTATCCACGTTGCGGACCCAGATGTCAGCGGATGGATATACGGTTGGATCATTAACCACTAATTATGACAATGTTCCGGCAACGGTTATTGGTTATTTCCCTTCAGGAACGTCCATTGCGTCAGCCTTTAATCTCTCAGCTATGGCCGCCCCGTATACGATAACCCGTGCTGGAACAACTATAGGGATTAGCGGGGGAGTGCTTACAACATCTACCCCGCATACATACACTCTTGCAAATTATACGTTTACTACTTTAAGGACTCAGTTGATAGCTGATGGTTATACGGTTTCGGCAACGTCAGGAGGATGGGATAGTATCAAAGCGGATTGCCTGAAGGATGTACCGTCGGGTACTTCCATAGCAACGGCACTACCATTAATTATTGATTCCACAAAAGGCAAGGACTACGTCATTAAAAATGGAAAGACTGCTTTAGAGGCTTACGGAATTCATGTGTACACCTACGTGCCGCCAATTAACAATACCTCTCCTGCGCTAAGAAAATACTTACTGGAAAATGGTTTTACTGGAGCAAGAGGAGATAATTTTGGGTCTACGCGTTTGTCACAATCAAATGCTTATTATATCAACTGCCAGGCAAATACATTGTTTTTAGACACGGATGTTTGCCAAGGTACGGGAGAGAGTGAGGCAGAATGCATCAAACGTCTTGTTATCGCTAAAATTGCAAAAATGCATACCCTGGGCCAGGCATACGTCTATTTGGCACATAACGAGGCAGAGGCGAATGCTACACAATGGGCCGCGATTCTTGCTGCAGTGAAGCAATCAGGAGTCCAAGTAATGACATTAAAAGACTTGGCTTCATATATTAAAACCTATGATCCAAGTGGTGATCTGGCAACCTCAGACAATATGACATATACGAGAACAATGATAGATGCCCTGGATATGACACTTTCAAGCGTATCGCCTGGACGAGACGCCGGAACAGACCTCTGCTCAACCCTCACCACAGCCTATGACCTGGACGGCAATCCTGTCTGCTCTGGCGGATCATTTGTCGGCAAGGGAGCAGGACCGGACATCGGGGCGTATGAGTTTCAAAGCGGCGGACGTTCAATGTTCAGGATCGGCGGGAAGTGGTTTTATTATTCAAACTAGGGCGGGCCGGAGTGCTGTAACACTCCGTTACCAGCAAGGGTTAAACTGGATTGCCCGCTTGGGGCAGCCAATAACATGAAAAAGGGTTGAATGCAAATGGCAGAAGATTACGAACTGATAAAAAAGGCTGTAACCGAAGCCATGCGCGACGAAATGAAAGATTTCTACATCGACCGGGAGAAGCACTACCAGCACCATGAGTTTATTGCAACTTTGATGGAATGGAAAAACGGCTGGAAATCAACGTGCATGAAAGCCATTGCAAACACCGTCGTTACCGGAATCTTGTTTCTTCTGATCTGGGGATTTATCGCCTGGGGCGGAAAGGGGTTTAAATAAATGCCGGACTTCGATACCGAAACACGGGAAGGCAAGCTCCTTTATGCCGCATTACTTCTCCTGATTGCCAAGACTGGGGCGGAGCAGACGCGAGGGCGGACGGCTGACGAGGCTTTTTCGGTGCTGGAAAAGTTTGTTGAATATCTCGAAGAGCAGGACGGAGGGCATCATGAATAAATTTTTCTGTTGGGCGAAGGAAGGCGAAACCGAGATTGAACCGGCTGTGTCCATGCTGGCTTATGTTGCTGGCGGACTGGTCAAGGCCAACAATCCGGCAATCGTGGCGGCGGCTACCCCTGTAGCAAAAGGGTTGCTTGAAACAATCGAAAGCGGAGCCGGAAAAGTTCAGGTTAACTCCCTTCTCAAGACGCTCCTGGATACCCTGCTTGAGAAAGTGGACAAAACAGAGGTTAAGGTTGCCATTAAAGCGGCGCTGAGCAAAGTTTCCTATAACGCAGATTCCGGCGATGTCCCGGCGATTGAGTTGCCTTTGATTAAGGCTATGACGACCGGATTTCTTGAGGGACTGACGGCGTAAAGGTTTGGGTAAGCATGAAAACAGAAATTCTATCTCCATTGATTACTGAAGATATTCTGGGGACGTATGGAAGAATACAAAGGATAGCGCAGCCTTACGGATTCCGTTCTGTTACCCTCTACAATCAAGGCCTTGACCCTGAAAGATGGATTGAAACTGACTTCTATTTTGACAAGGAATCTGTGCCACTATTTAAAGGTTCATGTCCGTGGGCTGGCGCTGTCCATGATCCTGCTTGCCGGAAGGATTTTGATGAATCAGGAAAAGTTGGGAAAATAGTTGCTGCTGATATGTACCTTGAATTCATGAAATATTGCTACGACAACCCCCAATTTGCTTACGGTAGGATTGATAGCGGCATAAAGGGAGATATAAGAAAGATATTGGACATAGGACTAGAGTACGGGAAATATTCAATGGTCGTCTGTTGGCCGGGATATTTCCATAAACTGAACATGCATTCTACCCTTGAAGAAGTGAGGGCGGCGCTATGATGATCGACTCAAATACTTTCTTGATCGACTTCGTAAATAATAACTGGATGGGACTTGTCATGCTCTATTCCATTGTCCGGTCAATATTTCCGAATAATAAGGTCCTGAAGGCTATCGGGGAAGCATTTTCGGCTAGATTTCCGGTGTTCGGGGGAAATCAATGAACGCGATCCTTGTCACGGCTCCGACAATCTACCCGGTTTCCCTGACAGAACTGGCTGACCATTTGTTTATGGATGGCAACACCGCGGCGGAGGCTCACGCCTTAAATACCTGCCTTGCAGCCGGTAGCCACGCCATCACTACGGGCTATACCCATTATGGTACCGGCATTTCAGTTATCGGCAAAAAAGCCATTGTCTATCAGCAACCGACGAACAACGGAACCGGGGGCACTGTCGACACCAAGATTCAGGAATCAGACGATAATATAAATTATACCGACTGGACAGGTGGGGCATTTCCTCAAGTCACAGAGGCAAACGATACCACAGGGCAGGAGATCGAATACACAGGGACTAAGCAATATATACGGACGGCCTCAAAAGTTCTTGGCGCGGCCTGTGATTTTGGGACGCTGATTTTGACCATAGATGCAGCAGGGGCGGAAGCAATATCATTAACCAATACCCTTTATACGGCAATTAAACATATAGAGGATCATACAGGCCGGAAGCTCCTTACCCAGTCATGGGATTATTTTCTGCAGGAATGGCCGGACAAGAATTTCATCAAGCTACCATTCGGCAATCTACAGAACGGAACCGGGGTTGAACCTGTTGTTTCTTGGAAGGACACAGACGGAACGGAAACGACCTTGACCGTTGACGTGGATTATTCGGTTGGCACAAAAGGCGATCAATGCGGCTGCATATTTTTACCATATGGGCAAAGCTGGCCTTCCGGAACTTTATATCCCGATGATCCAATAAAGATAAGATTTACCTGCGGATGGACGGCGGCGGCTGATGTGCCGGCCGACCTTAAAACGGCAATTATGTTTCATGCTGAATATTTACAGCAGCATGGCGGTAGGGCTGATGAACTGGGCCGGATTGTTAATGGTTACATCAGCAATTCAAAATTGTGGGATGAATTCTAATGGACGAAACCACCTTCAACATAGCCGAATTGACCGAGCGCGTCACAATCCAGTACCCGACTGTCGTTAAGGATGGAATGGGCGGCGAAACTACTACTTGGAATGACGGCGCCACGGTTTGGGCCAAAGCCTGGACGGTATCAGCTACGGAAGCGATGGCAGCGGCACAGACTGTCATGGTGAGGGTGCAGAAATTCAAGATCAGGTATCGGAGCGTGTTTAGGTCTAATTGGCGGCTAATGTGGGAAGGCAGATTTTACGCAATTACCGGGATTGATTCAGATAGACGGCAAGGCTGGATGTACCTGACTTGTAAGGAGGCGGCAAGGTAATGGACTCCCTTCTTTCGGCCATCATAACTAAAACAGCGGGATCGGCTTTCTCGGCGGACGTTGGCGGGCGTATTTACCTCGATCATGCTCCGGATCTTGCGGAGTTTCCGTATTGCGTGTTCTTTATTGTGTCTGATGTTCCGATGGACACTTTCACGGACAGCCTTGACGATGTACTGATTCAGTTTTCCCTTTACTCGGCATCATCGGGGGCGGCTGAGGTTGCCGGAATGTATAACGATTTGCGGTCATTGTTCGACAACTGCATTCTGTCGATTACCGGAGGAAACTTTGTTTCGATGCGCCGGCAGAACTTACAGACGATGGTAGAGGAAGTCATCACGCAGGCCGGAACACAGATGGTCAAGCATTGGGCTGTCGATTATCAAATAATAGCGTCAATATAGAAAGGAATTTCATGAACCCGAAAGAGGCTCTTTTAGAAAAGATTATCGCGGCTGTAACGGAATTTGAAAAGATAACCGGCGTCGAAGTCAACGGGGTAAAATTTGAGCGCGTCGACATGGGAGATATGAGCGATCCGACAAAGACAACTATCAGCGGGTATGAATTTATTTTCCGATAGAAAGGACAATATGAACAAAAGTATAACCGATAAAATAAAGGAATCGCAGAGAGGGGAAATAAGGCTCGGTATCGCTATTCCTAACAATTTTCAAATGGTTCCGTCTGCGTTCATGGACAGTTTTTTCATGATGCAGAAACCTCCTTTTGTCTACCTTAGATCGGGGGCGACTCATGACCTTGCAGGGCTGAGAAATGGCCTTGTAAAGCTGGCTTTAGAGCAAAACTGCACGCATATGATCATGATGGATGTGGATCAGATTTATCCGGCTGATACGCTTACTCGGCTGCTATCCCATAACAAGGATATCGTCGGCGGTAAGGTGCATCGCAGATATCCACCTTTTGATCCTCTTATGCTGCGGGGTGATGTCAACTCTTATGAAAATGTCATGGAGTGGAAAAAAGGCGAGCTAGTCGAGGTTGACGCTACCGGGACCGGATGCCTCCTTTTCAATATGGATGTGTTCAGGAAGATGCCCGCTCCGTGGTTCAAGTTCCGGCGAAAAGACAATGGCGACGATGACGATGTGGGCGAAGATATAGGCTTTTGCTCTGATGCGCGAAAGGCCGGGTTTAAGATTTACATCGATACCGGCTGCAAGATCGGACATCTCTCGTGGATGGTTGTGACTGAGGAAACTCATTTATTAATTAAGGCGGCCAGGGGCGAGTTATCTACTGCTTGCCGGGAAATAGAGGCATAAACTTTTAACGATTAAAAATCAGGGTTCGCTCACCGCCAGGCCAGGCTGAAGGCGACGAACAGAAAGACCTAAGGGGCATAGTAAGGTGCTTACTCATCTTATTGTGCCCCTTAGGTCTTTGCCCTGAATTCAAAAGGAGGGTCAAAAAATGACACCTTTGGCAGGCAATAAAGCAAAAGTAGTTAAAGGTTCGGCAACTGTAGCCGGAATGGGTAACTGGAAGATCGATGGAATCAGTACCGACCAGCTGGAATATACCTCATTCGGAGATACGGCGAAGAAGTATATTACAGGCCTGCTGGACTACGGAACAATCTCTTTCGGTGGGTTCTATGATCCTACTGACACAACCGGACAGGGTGCCTTGATCACGGCAAATTTCAGCAATACGAAATTGACTGACGTGAAGCTATACATCAACAACACTAGCTATTGGACTCCAAACCTGACAGCCGATAGCGATGCCGGAATGTATATAACCTCTTTCAATATCGGCATGGACAAGTCCGGACTCGGAACAATCGACTTTTCCGGCAAAGCAACCGGGCCGTGGGCGCTTGTGTAATTTAACGCCTGAAAGGGCAGAAAGGAAGTTTTGACCATGATCATTCCTGAGATTCAGGAAACAGCGGAAGGCAAACTTGAATTTGCGAAAGATGAAGGCGCGTGGTTTGAGATAAAAGGCGGGGGCCGTTTAAGGCTCCGCCTGCTCGACTCCGAAGACATCAAGGCCATGAGGAATGCCTGCATCAAGAAAAACGTGGAATATCCTCTTCTTGGCGAGAAATATCAGCGGTTCGAGAATCAAGAGATCGATGAAGATTTGTGGAATCAAATGCTATGGGACCGGACTATTCTTGACTGGGAAGGAATTCTTGACGCCAAGGAAAGACCAATTCCGGTAACAGCGGAAAATAAAGTCCTGCTTATGGAGCATGTGCCTGTCGTGATCGATGCGTACGGCAAAGGACTGAAGGCTCTCAAAGATGCAGACAAACAGAAGCAGGAGGAGCTTGATAAAAACTCCTAGACTGGGTGCGGTTCAATGACGAACGCGCCCAGAAATGCAAGTGGTGCCGTGATATTCACGGAAGAAGGGAACCGCCTGAAGAACCACCATGTGACACGCAATGTCATATAGTCAGGCTCCTGCCGGAAAACGAAGACGTTGCTACGGTATTTTCAACATGCCGCGGGCAAGTCAAGACGCTCGGAATGGGTCAGGTTATAGACATCGACTTACAGGCGCTAAAGGTGATGTGTGATGTTCTGAAAATTGGCAATCAAGCCGATGTAATAGCGCGGGTCCGATGGCTGTTTATGGAGCTTTTGCAGGAACAAAAAGACCATAAGGCGATGCCACCGGGAATAGAAGAGCTTAATTTTCAACAGTGAGGCCGGATCATGGCAGTCCTGAAAACTGTAAACCTTGAAAAAGTAAACGGCAAGATCATCGGCAATGCGATGGACCGGCTTGAAGAGGCCGGAAATGTCATTGCGGCCAAGGCTCGGGCGAATGTCCGCGTCGGTACTCTTTCAAGGCCGGTTTACAGGACCGGGAAGTATGCCGGGAAATTCTGGACAGCCAGGACAGCCGGGGAACTTAAAACGACTATTCGAGTGGTCAGAAAATACGGAGATCCTACGCATAACGTGTGGGTGATAGCTGGGAATAAAAAGGTTTATTACGCGCAGATTGTGGAATTCAACTGGCCGTTTATGCGTCCGGCTCTGCGTGCGGCGCGTAACGCCATAAAATCAGTTTTGGGGCGGTAAAGGTGAAATATGGCTGGTGATCCTGTTGGCTCGATAATCGTTGAGCTTGATCTTGATAGTTCCCGATATCTCAAGAGTCAACAAAAACTCCTGAAGGATGCTACAAGCACGGCCTTAAATATCGAGCAGAATTTCAAGAATCTCGGCATCAAGTCGTCGGCGGAAATGGATTTGATGCGTCAGAAAATCAAGAATTCATACGATATGATTGCCAATAGTTCCAAGGCTACTGCAAATGACATCATCCGGGCTGAGCAGGCCAAGAATGAAAAATTAGCGGCGCTTAATAAGCAGCAATATGGAGTTCAAAAATCATTTATTTCGCTCGCAAAAGAGAATTGGCTTGCGGTGACCGCGGCAGCGGGGACTTTTGCCGTAGCCCTATATCAAATTAAAGACGCATTGATATCTGTATCAAAGGCCAGCATTGAATCCCAGAAAATCAACACAGCCTTGGAATCAGCTACAGGGTCAGCCACATTAGCGGCGCAGTCGATGTCGTATCTACGCGCAGAATCAGAAAGGCTTGGCCTTAATCTACAAGTGCAAGCGCAGGCATATACAAAATTATCCGCGGCGGCAAAAGGAACGGCGCTAGAAGGAGAGAATACAAGGAAAATATTTTCTGCTGTTGCTGAAGCGGCAACATCATTACAGTTGTCAAGCGATGTTTCAATCCACGCCCCC